GTGAGTACCATCTGTACCACCTGAACCAGCAGTTTTAATTTTTACAATATCAATAGCACCGTCTGTGTTAGCAGCGGCAACTGTTGAGTTTGTAGCAACAGCCATAAAGTCTGTTGATAAGAAGTTTGTTTGTTGAGCGGCAGATAAAGAGTACATATATTTCCACTTGTAACCGTCAGGTGAAGTGGTTAAAATTGAGTTTGATGTACCAGTAGGTTTTACTGTTGAAGCAACACCACCATTATTGTCTAAACATTTGTAAACATTGTTGTCATCTGTTAAAACATAAAAAGTAGCGTCATATAAAGCTGTAGCACCGCTATCTGCTGTTACTACACTTGAAGTAGAACCTGTTACATAATGACCATAATCGTGTCTGTAATAATCGTAAACTGTACCTGTTGTCCAATTTCTTCTTGGAATGACTATTGAAACGTCTGAACTTGTAACTCTTTTGGCAGCCAAAAGGTCATCAAATACGTGAAACTCTTGTGATACTGAATCAACTGGTGTTAATGGGGTAGCGTCTGTGCCTTCGTATTGAGTACGACTGTCACCTCTTGTAGATGTAGCCCACGCTTGTGGTCTACCAATTCCCATATAGTAAACATTTGGAGAAGCTTCTGAAAAAGATTCTACAAACTGTTCCTGGTTATGGATTCTAAACTTGTTTGTTATAATCGCTGGCATATATTCCTCTTATCTTAATTATATTTATACAACTTTTCTTAACCTACTTTAATTTCTGTTGGAAAAGCTATGTAGGTTTTTAAGTTAGGAGTATTGATTTCTCCAAACTGAACTAGCTCTCCGTTATAATCTGTACTATTTAAACCTGTCAGTCTAAAGTTAGCCCAATTAGACATTAACATAGGTGAGATATTTGTAGTCACCGAAGAGTCTAAAGTAGCACCAACCGTACTAGTTTGAGGGTTATCACCACCACTTAAAAATCTCCAGTATGTATTAATGTTTTTCATACGAGGTCCACAATAAGCATAACCAAACTTTAATTCATCACCTCTAACTGTAATTTTAGCAATTGAAGGTATTTTTAATGTTACAACTTGACTTAATGTTAAATCTCTTGTATTTTTATTTAATGGTGTAATTGTACTATCTGTAAAGTCTGGATCAACACCTAATTCAGGATTTGCTCTTAATGTTGTTCCGTCTGTAGCTGTTCCTAATCTTCTTCCAAAAATAGTTGAGAATAAAGTGTTTAGTATTAATTGTACACCATCAAAGTCAATGCCTGAGTTAACAGTAGTAAAGCTTCTTAATCTAGCATTAACTTGTGTTTGTATGTTAACTTGGCCTGTAAAATAGAAACCAGCTGAGTGCATTGTCTTTTTAAATGAATCTCTCCAATCATTGATTGTACGGCCAACTTTAATAACATAAGAAAAGTCCTGATAGTATAAACTATCTTGTATTCTCATAGTTGTTTCTGAAATGTGGCCATCTTCATTTAAAAAAGAACCTGCTGTGTTTGCTGTAGCAGCAACTGTTGCTGTCGCTGTAGCAGGATCGGTAATTTTTACTGTAGCTGTTGCTAAACTTGTGTTACCTGTAATTGTTGTGTTAGCAGCAAAAGTTCCTGTAGCACCACTTAAAGTTAAAATGTTTCTGTCTGAGTCAAATGAAACAACTGTAGCTGTAATTGAAGATGAGTCAGTTGCTGTGCCTGTTACTGTTTCTGAAATTGAAAAATCACCTGATTTTCCTAAAACTAATAATTTTGATCTTAATGTTAAAGTTGGAGGACTTGCTGACTGTTGATATTCAGCACCACCCTCAACAATTTTTAATCCTTGTAATCGGCCAATTTCTGTACCATAAGTAAAGATAGAAGCTCCTGATCCATTTGTATCGTCAACACTAACAATAGGTAAAGATTGATAGTTTGAACCAGCGTCTATAATTCTAATGTCAGTAATATCACCTGAACCTGTTCCTGATTCTTGTACTAATTTATTTCCTGTGTAAGGATCGCCTCTTACTGTTTCATCTTCTAAAACTAAATGATCTTCTTCTGTAGATGTAGATTCTTCTTGTGTAAATCCTCCGTTTACAACTGAAACTTTTGCTCTTGCTGAACCGCCACCTGTACCAGTATCATCAAACTCAATATTATCTCCAATTTCATAACCAGAGCCACCATTGTCAATATAAAAATTAGTTAAACTGCCTCTACCAATAGCGTCAACATTTATTATAGCACCTGTTCCACCGCCTGTAACTGTTACGGTTTCTCCCTCAGTATATAAAGTACCATCATTTGTAACAGTTATAGAGTTTGGTATTCCTGTAATTGTAGCCTTTATGAAAACATCATCATCATCTGTAGCTGTACCTCTTATAACTTCACTTGTAGAAAATGTGCCAGTAATTGTATCTTCATTTAATATAAACTCAGTAACTAAATTAATACCAATTTGAAACTTAAATACATTTTCAATAATTGCTGTAGCACCTGAAGTTTCACCTGTTATTGTTCGACCTACTAAGTTTGCTGTGTCGCCAGTTTGCAATTGAGCAGACGTTTGAATGGCTCTCATTTGTAATTGAGTATCCCATTGGCCGTCTGAGGCTCTTAACATTTGTTCTCTAGGATAAATTGTTTCTGAACTTTCGTTAAATAATAATTTAAAAAATAATTCGTGGCCTCTATTAGTACCTTTTGCTCTGTAAAGTGATTTTACATTTTTAATTAATTTTCTTTTACTGACACCTGAGTTTAGACTTTCAGGTAATGTATTTAAGAACTCATTTCTAAACTTAGTTAAGAAGTTTGAAATTGCTTTGTCAGGATCACGGAAGTTTAATAACTCTTGTATATTTGTAACAGGATTTGGTTTGTAATTGTTTATGATAGCACTAGCACTTGATGAAGCACCTAATACTGTTTCACCAATAATAAACTTATCTTGTGCTGATATGAATAATCGGCCGTTTCCTAAATCTTCAGCAAGAACTGTAGTCGTAGCACCTGAAGTTTGACCTGTAATTGTTTCACCTCTTGTAAACTTACCAAAAGCTGAACTTTCTAAAATGATTTTATCACCAGCGTCTAGTTGTGTTCTATCTGAATCAATACGAGAACCATCTAGTAATAAAGTATTTGTTTGTGCTGTTTCAGTTTCTAATTGAATACCATCTGTAGTTTGAACAGACGTAACTGCCAACTCGGCAGATTCCATAAAAGTGTAATATGTTTTTACAAACTCTAAAAACTTAGGGTGTTGTTCAACAACGAACTCTGGCGCCTGCGAATTAATCAGGTTTGATATTTTGTCTTTAAATGTGGCCATTAGTAACTACTTGATGTTGTATAACCTACGCCAGCGTCTGCCGATCCTCCAACAAAAGTATCAGCTGAAACTGTTATAGATGAATTTGCTGTATCTATTTCTAATATCTGATCTCTTACAGGTACAATATCATTTGAGTTAGGTTGAACTGTTAACTCAATAACTGTTGAAGCGGCACCTCTAATATTTTCTACATTTGAAACATTTAAAGAATTAATTGTAATTTGTCCTGTTGAGTAATCAATTGTACCTTGTGTATTATTAACATATGTTCTAACTGAACCAACAAAATAAAATCTTCTAACATTTCCTATTCCATCATCATCTAAGTAATAAACTGTTGTAGTATCACCTGTAACTTTAAATCCTGTTGAACTTAAAATACCACCAGAAGCTGATTTATGTCCTGAGTGTGGATTGTATAAAGAGTTTCTAAAGTAAACATCATAACGAGTAGATGAACCAATTGTTGGTGTAAAGTTTTTTCTTATTCGTAATGTTGTAATGTTAGATAAAATTGAAGTATCTACATCATCAATTAATTCTACAACTTTTGAATATCTAAACATACTATCAAACTTTTGTAATGTGTTTGAACTATAGTTTGACAAAGCTGTAGTAATTTCTGATTTTAAAGTATCTGCTGTTTTTGTTGTGGCCTTTTCATCATACTTAACATTTGAAGTAATAAGTAATGATGTTGTTTCAGGATCAACAATCTCTGGTACAACTGAAGCTACATTATATTTTTTTAATTGAGTTACTATGGATAACTTAGTAGCGTCTGTTAAAGTAGAACCTGAAGCGGCCTTAATAGCAATCTTAACAACACCATAAACTGGTGTTTCATCATCTTCACCACCCCAAGCTGAAACTGATTGAGCATTTGGATATATTGTTTGTACTAAACTTTCGTAGTCACTTGTTGTAACGGCTCTATCTTGTGCTGAATATTGTAATGGAGCGTTAAACTTAATTGATTCTTTACCTTGAGGCTCAGCACCACCTTGAGCACTTGAAACTGTGGTAATTGTAACGTCTGAAAAAGTTTCAATAGCTCCTGATAAAGTAAAAGTAGAAGCACCATTAGCTTCTGTTTTATTTGTAACAACATATTCTAAAATAACAATGTTGCCATCTGCTAATGCTTTTCCAATTACACCATCACCAAAATAAACTTCAAACTTGCCATCTTCAACTTCTTGTAAAAAATAAACTCTGGAAGTTTCATCTAAAGATGTAATACCTGTAGCTAAAGTATAAGTCGCTGTTGTTGTATCAGATGATGAGTTTTGAACTTGAACTCTTAAAGTTGTTGTATCGGCGTTTGAACTTGGTATAATAAATCTTTGGTCAGGATCAGATGTGTTAACTGTATATTTAAATGTTGTTAAAGTACCTTCGTAAATTGGTATACTTGAAAATTGATAAACACCATTTAAAGGTGTTAATGTGTGAGAAGCGTTTGTAACAAATTGATAAGATGTTCCACCAATACTAGATGTAAACACAGTACCCTTGTCCATAGTTACAGAAGCGCCAGAGGCATTATTAATTAAAATATTAATTGTTGCTGTAGGAGCTTTTGCTGATGTTGGAGTATAACCTAACATCTTTGCTATTGACACAATATTTTTTCTTATGTCAGCACTATCCAAATACATTTCGTTTGCCAACATATTGGCATTGAAACCTAGATAATGTGTATTATAGGCAAGTAAATCTAAAAGAACTGAAAAACCTGAACCTTCAAAGTCATAATCAGAAAACTCCGCTTGACTTCTTAAAAATGTTTTTAGATTATCCTTTATTCTATCAAAATCTAAATCTGATACTGTTAACTTATTTGTCGCCATTTTATCTTAGCCTTTGTAAATATGTTTCTACTACAACCGTGTCTGGAACATTTTGAACATAAAAGTAAATTGAAACTTTTAATCTGTTTCTATCACCATCATCTTCTAACGTTATGTTTTGTAACGAAGCTCTTGGTTCATATGCTGTTATAACTTCACCAATTTTTCTTTTTAAAAATATACCAATAATTGGTGTATAGTTTTCAAAAAGTAATTCTCTAATACCACAACCTAATTCTGGATGAAAAGGCCTTTCATAAAAGTTTGTTTGTACTAAATTTCTTACACTTCGTTTTACGGCGTCAACATCTTCAATTTTAGTTACATCATTTGTAACTGGATTTCTAGTAAAATTTAAATCTAAATCTTTATAGATTCTATTACTTCTTTTACTCTTATTTGTGCTTGAAGCGTCATA